TCAGCGAGCACTAGTAGCCAGGCAAATTCTGACAATCATCTCCAAATCTTTAGCAGAGCTGTGGTGGCTTTCTTCTAAGAGACTGTCAATCTGCTCTCCAGTAAGAAAGACCATCTCACTTTCTTCTGTTCTGAACTGTCGAATGTTATCTAGCGGGTTTGGCGCTTCCCATTCGCCAAGTCGTTTCAATTCATTGAACACAGCGAGGAAATACGCGTGCTCTAAGTTCATGGTGCGAGGCGAAACCTGAGTAACGCGCTTAGTACGGGCAAAATGGCCATCGAGCCTTTTTGCCCGGTACGCGGTGAAAAGCTGGGCTAAGAATTCAGTAGCCGGGGGCGACCCTATGCACAGATCTGCCCAGAGCATGTTGCTTTTACGTTTCTCGCCGTCACGCAAAGTTATTCCATGGCGCTCAAACCATAGATGGACTATATCCGAAAGACGACGTTTGTCTTTGCCCTGGCCTAACCAGGGCGTGTCCTCAAATTTTTGCAGTGTGTAATTTTCAAACGCCAGCGCTTCGCCTTTAGTGACAAACTTCCTACGAACCCGCTTGCCGTCTTTACCATCAGTTCTGTCTACAGTGTAAAAATCAGCAACCCGTTGGCCGTAAGCTAACTTTCTTACAGACATAAATTAACCATTCAAAATGAATTTTTTCTGCTGCTGGAATTCTTCTTCTGTAAGAATCCCTTCTTCTTTCATTTTTGCAAGACGTTCAATTTTCGCCATTTGATCATCGAATGATTGAGTGTCTTTGGTCGGTTCTTGTTGTTGCGAGGCAGGAGCATTCAGAGAGTTTTTTGTTTCGTTCACTAAATTTGTGAAGGGTATAACTGAGCCTTTCATGACATTTTTGATTGTGTAGTTTTGGCCGCTAGTAGAAATCATAATTTCACCAAACATAAGCCCCGTCTTGCCGCCTACGCTCACAATGTTGTTGAGGTTGATGTCAACCTGCTTAACACCAAAAATCATGCCCTTATCAAGGAAAATTACGCGTTTATTTGTCAGTGTGATGAGCCAGGTGTTGCCGTCCATCATGCCACTGGCAATGGCCACCGGACGTTCGCCCGAGTTCAAAATTTCAGGGAGGTGAAAGAATTCTTTTTTTGTACCAAAGGGCGTGTCAGATACAACGCCAGCTAAGCGTTTCATCTCCGCTTTGAGTTGGTCTTTTGATGCTGTTTTGTAGTCAATCATCTTCAAATCCTTATGCTTATCTTATTGTTAATACAACCCTACAAAGAATTTTTATATCTTCTATTGCACAATCAAAGGCCATGCCGACGCCACTTACTCTGACTTTCTTAATTGGGATGCGGGTAAGTGTGCAAATGCTTATTTTACCTTCAATTTCAACCAACCACTGATCGTCATAAACCTCAGTAAATAAGGTATCCACGATAAATTGGCTATTACCTTCCTGGACGCAGATTGGGGACTTAGGTAAAGGGACTCCCGGGAGGAATGAGACCTTATCCAACATGTACCTGCCAGCATCGTAAAGAAGGCCATCAACGATTTTTCGACGAGGCATTTTTATAATGTCGAGTTCTTCGTCGTCAAATTTCCTGTCTTGACCAGTAGCAAGCCATTCTAACGATGCGCCAGTTTCAGCTACACACCTAACTACCATGTCAGCGGGAAAGCCGCCTCGTTTGTAGCGTCCAGCCAGGCTACTCGATGCCATTCCAAAGTGATCGGCAAGCATCAGCTTAGACGTAAAGCCATAAGCATTAATCACTCTGTCGAGTACTTCATTGCTGTGGCTGATTTGTCCGTAAGAGAATTTGCCCATAATTTAGTCAGGTTTTCGCAAAATGCGATAAATCGATTTATTTGTCGCTTAATGCGATCTGGACTCTCCTTGTTGTAGCTTTTTACGAGTATAGGTTAATAACAGTGGATATTGGCGTATCCACAGCAAGAGGAGTTTGCATTATGCGTCCCAACATTACAATCGTGATCCCCGATCCATACATTCCACTTGATGCATATTGCCGCCGTACTGGCATGTCGCGAAGTACTGCTGAGAATTTGATTTCCTACGGAAAACTCCCTATCAAGCCTAAAGGTGCACAGAAAAAAGGGCTGGTTGAAGTGAACATGGTCACCTTAACCGTAATGGCGTTAAGCGAATGCGATGTTTCGCTTAACGCGTAATTCATCCTACGGATTAGGGAGGAGCTAACAATGTTTGATTATCAGACTTCTAAACATGCTCATTTTGATGCTGCTTGCTGAGCGTTTGCGCTAGCGCACAATCTGGAAGATGTAGCTGCTGCCGTTGGTATGCGTCCGCAGATCCTCCGCAATAAGTTAAATCCGGTTCAACCGCACCGCCTGACCTGCGATGAGCTTTTGGCTATCACCGATTACACCGAAGATTCGCGGCTATTGGATAGAATGCTGGGGCAGATTAACAGCCTCCCGTCCGTTCCTGTCAATAACGCCATTGAAGCCAACATGCAGTTTTGCGCGTTAAGTGCCGCCGCCAATGTGAGGGCAATCGCTGGGGAAGCCGTTTCAACTGAGCACATGACCGCCGCACGCTGCACACAAATTCTTGATCGTGCCCGTGATGCCATCCGTTCCCTTTCCGTTCTGGCTTACACCGTTGAAAGCCGCCTCCAGTCTGCGCCGGTTCTTGCTGCTGCCGTCGATATCGTGACTAACAGCGCCAGTAGCATGATGTGAGGGTTACCGTGATGGTGGCCATTCTGATCCACTGGGCTGAAGAGCATGGCTATCGCCTGACTTTTGGCGAGGCGTACCGTACGCCGGAACAGGCGGCGCTGAACGCTAAAAAAGGCAGCGGTATCACCAACAGTCTGCACACACAGCGTCTGGCCGTGGATTTTAACCTGTACGTGAATGGCCAGTACAAAACGGACACGGCTGATTATCTGCCGCTGGGTGAATACTGGGAATCGCTGGGCGGAACGTGGGGCGGGCGTTTCAAATCCCGTCCGGCTGGTAATCACTTCAGCCTGGAACATAACGGGATGCGCTGATGACAAACGGCCTGTGGCTGGTATTGGTTTCGCTGGTGTTTGTCTTGGGCTGGTCTACCGCTGACTGGCGGCGTGGCAGTCTGGAACCCGGATAAAGACACGCCTGCTTACTCAGCTATGCCTCTGCCGGTTCCTATGGCGGGTAACGATTCCGGGATGTACCAGTTTCCACCTGAAGGGACGCTGGTTGAAATTGCTTTTACTGGCGGAAGGCCGGGTAAACCCTTTGTGCGGCAGACCGTACCGGAGGGAACCAGCTTACCGGATATCCAGCCTGGCGAGCAGCTGCAGCAGCAGCGTGCGGAAGTGTCTCAGCGCGTCACCCTGGCGGGTGACTGGGTGAGGCCGACAGACCAGACGATCAGTGAAACCTCAATGGCGCGGGTTGTTAAGGCCGCTTCGGAACAGCGGGAGCTGGTCAGCCGCGAAACCACGGTAAGGCTACGGATAAAATTACCGTGCTGGGCACGTCCACACTACTGACCGGAGCCATTCAGCAGGTATGCACGGGTGATTATAGCCAGGCAGTAAAAAACCGCGTGGCGAGTATCGGCGGCAATGATGAAACAGACATAGCCAGGAGCCAGACAGTCACAACGGGTAAAGACCTGATCGAGAAAATTGGCCAGATACGTAAAAGCGTGGCGGCAGTACAACAGCAGATTATTGCCCCGGTTGTGTGGATTGGCTCTGGCACTATCAACGTGGCACAGCTGATGCTCGACACGCTCGACGTGGTGAAAGAACTGGCAGAGCAAACGGCAAGCCACACGCACAGCAATACGGGCACGCCGACCAATGCGGGAGCAATCCGGAACGCCGGAGCGAAAGCGGACACGCTGAGCGGCAAATACTCCCCGGTGATTGGCAAGTAAATCAGTCCAGAACATAACCCGCGAAAGCGGGTTTTTTTATGCCTCCTACCCCCTGAAGGGGATATCTTTCTTCTTATCCCCTTAAAGGGATATCGCCACGCGCAACAAGCGGCGCTATGGCGCGTTCAGCCTTTTCAGACACTCAGAGCCACCCTTAAAACAGATCGTGCGCACAGCGGGGCGCTGGCGCGTCACAGCGCGGCAAAAAAAATCTTCCGCAGACAAAAATCGCACTACACCGCACCCGCCTGCGGTTTTCGGATCGCAAAGTTTTTTCAGTCGGGATTTTTTACAAACGACCCCGTTAGCCCTCGCCACTGCTAGGACGTTGCAGTCAGGTACAAACTGAAAAGCGTGAAAAGAATTTCAGTTTTTTTCAGTGAAAAGGATCTGCGGAGGATCTAATGAAAAATATAACTAACAGATAAACAAAGATATTTTGTGTTTCATGTGAGTCCGGAAGAACAAAATACACAAAAATAGTCGGAGAGTCAGGAAACGTGAAGGCAGGGCTGGCGTGGTTTTCAAGCAAAAAAGCCAAGATGAGGTACTGTAAAAATCGAAAAGTAGACATCTCCGTGATTTTTAGTTGCTATTAGCTTAAAGTGGTTTCAAGCATCTGATGCTCCGTGTAATCTATCTTTTCCTGACGTTAGCCGGGATATCCGGCCTCTCTGTACTCGTCGTTATTCGACTTGCCGATGGTCGCCGCTCGACGCTGCAAGCTGCTTTAAGCTGCCGCTCGTCGCGGAGGGTTGCTGAAGGTTTCTTAACGCTTCTTAAGGGGGCGTCGCGTTTTTAGTTTGGGCTATGCGCTTGCGCTAAGAATCGTCAGGATTGTATAGAGAGAACGATTTATGACTAAACAACATAAAATCGGCTTAGTTAAAGTGCTCGGAACTACCACGGTAGTTTTGGCCTTTATCAACGAGTCGTGGACTTTAGTTGAAAAGGTGCTGAGCCTCTTTAACATAGTCCCTAACTACTTGACGTGTACAAATGAAACCAACATGGCTACATAAATTTGAGGTTAAGGAAAATCGTTGGGTTTACATTCCTGATGCCGAAACACATCACTTAGGACAAAAAATACACACCTATATCAAACACAAATGGAAGTCACCGCTTTATATGTTTCATCTCAGAGAAGGTGGGCATGTTGCTGCGGCTAACTATCATATTAAAAAGAAATATTTTAGCCTGATTGATATATCCAATTTTTTTGGAGCTACGAGCCAAAGCCGCGTTACAAGGGAGCTTGGGCGGTTAATTCCATATGTAAAGGCGAGAGAAATTGCCCGGCTATCGACTGTGAAAAACCTCAATGGTAATGGGTTAAAGCATGTAATCCCATACGGTTATCCGCAGTCACCAATATTAGCCAGCTTATGTTTTCACCAATCATTTTGTGGGAGTACCATCAATACTGTCAGCAAATCAGGCCATGTATCGGTGAGCATTTTCATGGATGACATTTTGCTTTCAAGTGATGATCTTGGTCAGTTGGAGAATGCTTTTGATATTATTCTTGAAGCTATAAGAAGATCCGGCTATACCGTCAATGAAAACAAAACCCAGCCTCCTTCCTTGATGGTTAACGTTTTTAACCTCGAGCTTAGCCAAAACTCACTACGTGTAACGTCAAAAAGAATCGTTGAATTTTTACAGGCATTTATTTCCAGCAAAAATCCCCATGAACGTAAAGGCATTGCATCATACGTTGGTAGCATAAACACAGCCCAAGCAAAATTGTTCAGGTGAATCAGGGGCCATCGTAGCAACTTTTGCAGTTGAGTCTTTTTTGTTCCAAAACTACTTCTGAACGTCATGTCTAACTCAGAGCAATTTGGCAGGTCTAAACCTTCTTGCGACACTTTTGCGACACTTGTGCTGGCGAAAACAAAAAGGCCACTCTCGAGAGTGGCCTAAGTGCATGTATTTATTGCTTTAATTTGGTGGCCCCTGCTGGACTTGAACCAGCGACCAAGCGATTATGAGTCCCAAACTTAAACCTTATAAAACAATAAGTTACTTTAATTTCAACACCTTGCGCCGTAGAATAGTGTGGAATATGAAAGCATAGTGAATAGGTTTGCTGCCATTTTGCTGCCATTAAATAAGATTTAAGGGGTTTAACTCCACAGCTTCTGTTAGATGGTCTGGGGCGAAATGAGCATAGCGCATCGTCACCTTAATATCAGTGTGTCCAAGGATACGCTGCAGTACAAGAATGTTGCCCCCGCGCATCATAAAGTGGCTTGCAAATGTGTGCCGTAGAACGTGTGACAGCTGCCCGTCAGGTAGTTCAATCCCCGCTCGCTTAATCGCCCCACGAAACGCAGAATAGCACCCCGTAAAGACTGGTTTGGAAGTTCTTACTTTTGGAAGTATTTCGTAAAGCTCATCACTTATTGGAACGGCGCGGTTTTTCTTGCCCTTGGTTTTGATATAGGTGATTTTGCCGGGGCTGATTTGCTTGCCTGTAAGTGACTCCGCCTCGCCCCATCGTGCGCCGGTTGCAAGGCATATTTTGACGATGGTTACTAAATCTACCGCTTTACTTTTCTCACACTCTGCCAGCAGTTGCTTGACTTCTTCGACTGTTAGCCAGGCCAGCTCTGCCTCATCAATTTTAAATTCCCGGACGTTTTCGAGTGGATTGGGCGCACTCCAGTCATCCAGCCTTTTCAGTTCGTTGAACATGGCGCGGAAATACGCCAGCTCAAGATTAACGGTGCGGGGTGTCACTGCTTTTACCCGATCAGAACGTGTAATTTTCCCGCTTAAACGTTGTTCACGGTAGGTTGCAAAAAGCTTGGCGTTAAATTCAGTTGCAAGAGGGTTGCCCATGGCGAAGCAGGCAAACTCCATCGCCCCCTTACGCTTGAGGCCATCAGAGAGTGTAACTCCGTGAGCATTGAACCAAGTTTCAACAAGGTCTGTAACCCGTCGCTTATCTGCTTTCTCTCCTAACCAAGGCTTATCCTGTGCTTGATCCTTAATGTGGCGTTCAAAGGCCATGGCTTCCCCTTTGGTGGCGAATTGGCGACGAATACGCCGCCCATCCCTACCGTTGGGGAAGACCTGAGCCTGCCACTTTCCATTGCTTAATTTGCTTACTGCCATTGTGCAGGCCTATTGAGATAAAGAATTATTATCACGCATTAAGGTTTGCCACTGTTCTTCACTGAGGATTTTGAGCGGAACTCCTTTATTGTCACGATAATCAATAGCCTGTTCTATCTTTCTTCCGAAGCTTTGAAATTTCCAATCCTTAGAGCTGAGGGCACCAATAATTAGATAGTCCAAATTTTGAGTAACACGATCAACAATTTGGCAGCCAAGCTGTAAAAGGTCACTTTCACATTGTCTACGGGAGCCACATAGAAACTTACCAGTGAGACAGACTTTACTATCTGTAGGGTTAAACTCATCAATTAGGTCAACAGGCGATGTTGTAGAATATCCATCCACAATACCCTCAGAAATATTTGAGCCAGTGAAAGCAGTAATTTCTTGTAATAATTTGGTGCGTTCTTCGTCTGTTATCACTCCATCACTCAGGATTGATTGAACAAGTTCGTAAAGATGTTTACCGGGATAGTTGCTTTTTAAAGCTGCATTTGTAGATAAGAACCAGTTTAAATAGCTGATTTCTTCATCGCTCAAATGATAGTCGGAAGCAAGCCCCTTACATAGACCCTCTAGCAAATGCTTGTCAGAGTCAGCTGAGTAAAGGTCTATGTTAGGAGTATCCATCAACCCGCGTTGCATTTCATGGAGCAGGTTTTTCAATTCGTCTAATTCAGCTTTTTCAACTACACCATCCGAAAGAATTTCACTTATTTTATTTCTGATACAGTTTACGAAATAATTTTTGGAAAGAACGTCTGATTCCATCAGCCACGTATCAAGGAAAATCATTTCTTTTTCACTTAGTTTCCCGTCACAGGTCATCCCTTCAATCAGATTGATTAAGTTAGCGATGGCTTTATCTCTATTATGTGTATAGTTGAAAGCGCTAAATTGAGTCATACCAATATTCCTTATTCAGTAAACGTTATTTTGCTGATCACTCTGCCATTGGCTTCAATATCCGATGGTGTGCACTCAAAGGATGCGGGGCCATTTTCTACGCGTAAACGTCCGCCTGGAAGACGGTAAACCTGTCTGATACTCATAAAGCCATCTATTTCAATCAACCAGATTCCATCGTTGATCTCTCCCCTGAACTCGTCCACTAGATAGAACGAATTTTCAAACTTCACAATGAATGGGGCAGTTGTGTCTTGAGGTAAAAGGCGAGAGTCGTAGCGAACTTGGTCAGAGGATGCAAAAATCCCGTTTGAGATTTCTTTTAATTGCAAAGGCAATCCACTGTCGCTATCTGCTTTTGTTGTGGGCAAGCCTTGTCCTGTAGTTAACCAAAGCATAGATGCACCTGTATCAAGATGGCAGGCAATGAGCCAGTCATGCGGAAAAGTATCGCGCATCCAACGGTTTGCCATAGTGCTCTGGGATACCCCAAGGTGATCACACAAAGCCTGTCTGGTACTGAATCCATAGGCCTGAAGGATACGTGTTATCGCTTCCTTTCCACCACTTTGAGATGGAAAGTTGTATTTTGAGATCGCGGAAAGGGTCTCTTTTGTGTTTGACATATTTAAAATGCGATCCTATCATCTGTTTTGTGGTGTTCGGAATGATTGCGAATAGTTCCGAATAGTGAAGTTTTTAAACACAAACTGAGGAATAGTGCATCATGAAAAGCAATTTTTCAATGCGCCCCAGCATCAACCTTGTGGTATCTGAGCCATTCATCACACTGGATGAGTTCTGTCGCCGTACTGGCTACAAGCCTAGCTATGCCCGTCAAATGATCAGGGAAAACCGCCTGCCTATCAGGAAAAAAGCCGGAGTTAACAGCCTTATCGAAATCAACATGTTCGCGTTGACGATGGAAGCGGCCCAAGGCTGCGAAGTCGCAATGCAAGCCTGATAGTTCCATTTTGGGATAGAAAAGGATTTACATCATGTTTGATTATCGTGTTTCCAAACATCCGCATTTTGACGAAGCCTGCCGGGCTTTTGCGCTGCGTCATAACATGGCGAAGCTTGCCGAACGCGCCGGGATGAACGTCCAGACACTGCGCAATAAGTTGAACCCGGATCAGCCTCATCAGCTCACGCCGCCGGAAATTTGGCTGCTTACCGATCTGAGTGAGGATTCGACTTTGGTTGATGGCTTTCTGGCGCAGATTCATTGCCTGCCTTGTGTGCCTATGAACGAAGTAGCGCGCGAAAAAATGCCGGTTTATGTGCTGAGCGCTACCGCTGAGATCGGTCGCGTGGCGGCGAGTACTGTCTCTGGTGAACCGCAAACGTCAGCAAACCGCCGACAGACTATCGAAAGCATTAATTCTGTTACCCGTCTGATGGCATTGACCGCCATTTCAATGCAGGCGCGGCTGCAGGCAAATCCGGCAATGGCGAGTGCAATTGATACCGTAACGGGTATGGGCGCTTTTTTCGGCGTGGTGTGAGGTGGTTATGTTGAAAAATGAACCTTCTTTCGCGTCACTTCTCATAAAGCAAAGCCCGGCAATGCACTACGGTCACGGCTGGATCATGGGGAAGGATGGCAAACGCTGGCACCCGTGCCGCTCTCAGGATGAACTGCTGGCTGACCTGTCCACAACCAAACAGGGGAAATCATGGCTATTGAAGGCGCTACGGCGACTGTTCCATTAAGCCCCGGTGAACGCCTGGACGGACTGAACCATGTTGCGGAATTGAGGGCTAAAGTGTTTGGTCTGAATATTGAGCCGGAGCTTGAAAGGTTTATTAAAGATATGCGCGATCCACGCGACGTAAATAATAAACAGAATGAGCGGGCACTGGCAGCCATTTTTTATATGGCAAAAATTCCGGCAGAACGTCACGGCGTCAATATTAGTGATCTGACTACTGACGAAAAGCGGGAACTGGTGAAAGCAATGAATCATTTTCGTGCAGTGGTGAGCTTATTTCCAAAGCGGCTAACCATGCCGAATTAATCCACAACAGAAATTAATGGCGTAAACCCGCCGGGCTTCTTATTGCCCAAATTCAGGAGAAACAACTATGCGAAATATTGAAACCCGTACAACTAAAACAGGACCAGATGATGCTGGTCTCAACCTGTTGCTGACTGAGGCATGCAAAGAAGAACGCCGGGGACGCGCAGATGTGATGGCTGCGCGTCTGGATTCTTTAGCTGCCCGTATCGTGTCACGTCAGCTTAACCACACGGAAGCGGCTGAGCTGCTGCGTCAGGAAGCTGTGAAGATTCAGAACGAAGCGCAGGAGATCCACTGATGGCTGATTCAATGGATCTCGTACAGCAGCGCGTTGAAGAAGAACGCCAGCGCCACATCCACACCGCCCGCAATAAAGCACCGGGTGTTTCCCGTGTGCTCTGCATTGATTGCGATGCACCGATCCCGCCAGCACGCCGCCGCGCTATTCCGGGCGTGCAGTGCTGCGTCACTTGTCAGGAAATTGCAGAGCTGAAAGGCAAACACTACAACGGGGGTGCTGTATGAGCACTATCCTGAAATGGGCGGGAAATAAAACCGCCATCATGCCGGAACTGATTAAGCACCTTCCTGCTGGCCCGCGACTGGTTGAACCTTTCGCGGGTTCATGCGCTGTAATGATGGCGACAGACTATCCTCATTATCTTGTCGCGGATATTAATCCCGATCTTATCAATCTCTATAAAAAAATTGCCCTCGATTGTGAGGCTTTCATATCACGTGCAAAAAATATTTTTGCGATAGCGAATAGAGAAGTTGCTTATTACAACATTAGACATGAGTTTAATCATTCCTCTGAAATTACTGATTTCATGAAAGCAGTATATTTCCTTTATCTCAATCGTCATGGTTATCGTGGACTGTGCCGCTATAACTTGAGCGGTCATTTTAATGTCCCTTACGGTAATTATAAAAATCCGTATTTCCCTGAAAAAGAAATACGCACTTTTGCAGAAAAGGCTCAACACGCAACGTTTATCTGTGCCAGCTATGACGAAACACTGGCGATGCTGCAGACGGGTGATGTGGTTTATTGTGATCCGCCATACGATGGCACATTTAACGGTTATCACACTGCCGGTTTTACAGAGGACGACCAGTATCATCTGGCGTCTATTCTTGAACGCCGGTCATCAGAAGGTCATCCGGTTATCGTGTCCAACAGCGACACATCCATGACACGCTCCCTTTATCGTAATTTCAACCGCCACCGTATCACCGCAAAGCGCAGCATGGGTGTGGCTGCAGGTGATGGTAAATCTGCATCAGAAATCATCGCCACAAAATCAGCAGGCTGGTTTGATGTCGATTTGGCGTCCGGTCCAGATATCTCGGTGGAAACTGAGGTGCGGGCGTGGCAGTGAGTAAATTCACATTACATAATGCACCAACCACCGGCGGCTCGAATGAGGCCGCCGTGGCCTTTTCATGGAATAACCCCAAAAAAGCGGTTAACCCATATCTGGACCCGGCGGAAGTCGCGCCGGAGTCTGCGCTTTCAAACCTGATCGCTCTTTACGCTGCGGATAACGAGCAGGAGCAGCTGCGCCGTGAGGCGCTGAGCGATGAGGTCTGGGAACGCTATTTCTTCGATGAATCCCGTGATCCTGTCCAGCGTGAAATGGAGCAGGACCGGCTGATTAGCCATGCCAAAATGGCGCGCGAGCAGCAGCGTTTTAATCCCGATCTGGTTATTCTGGCTGACGTTAACGCCATGCCGTCCCATATCAGCAAGCCTCTGCTGGAGCGGATTAAATATTTCCATAGTATGGGCAGAGCAAAAGCCTATTCCCGCTACCTGCGTGAAACAATCAGGCCGTGTCTTGAGCGGCTGGAGCGCGTGCGTGACAGTCAGGTGTCTGCCTCTTTCCGGTTCATGGCGAGTCATGACGGGCTGGAGGGGCTGCTGGTACTGCCTGAAATGAATCAGGATCAGGTCAAGCGTCTTTCCACGCTGGTTGCGGCACATATGAGCATGTGTCTCGATGCGGCCTGTGGTGATCTGTTTGTCAGCGATGGTGTTAAACCAGAAGAAATCCGCCAGGCATGGGAAAGGGTTGCCGCAGAGGCGATGCGCCTTGAGGTCATCCCGCCTGCCTTTGAGCAGTTACGCCGCAAAAAGCGCCGCCGCAAGCCGGTGCCCTATGAACTGATCCCACCATCGCTGGCGCGTATGCTGTGCGCGGACTGGTGGTATCGCAAATTGTGGCAGATGCGCTGCGAGTGGCGCGAGGAACAACTGCGCGCCGTCTGCCTGGTCAACAAAAAAGCATCCCCGTATGTCAGCTACGAAGCCGTGATCCACAAACGCGAGCAGCGCCGCAAATCGTTGGAGTTCTTCCGCTCACATGAGCTGGTTAACGAAGACGGCGACACGCTGGACATGGAAGACGTGGTGAACGCCAGCAACAGCAATCCGGCACACCGCCGTAATGAAATGATGGCCTGTGTTAAGGGACTGGAGCTGATCGCGGAAATGCGCGGAGACTGCGCGGTGTTTTATACCATCACCTGCCCGTCACGCTTCCACGCAACCCTCAACAACGGCAGACCTAATCCGAAGTGGACCAGTGCCACTGTCCGGCAGAGTAGTGACTATCTGGTTGATACGTTCGCCGCTTTCCGCAAGGCAATGCACAAGGCCGGGCTGCGCTGGTATGGCGTCCGGGTGGCAGAGCCGCACCACGACGGCACCGTGCACTGGCACCTGCTGTGCTTCATGCGCAAAAAAGATCGCCGTTCCATCACCGCGCTGCTGCGTAAGTTTGCCATCCGTGAAGACCGCGAGGAGCTGGGCACCAATACAGGGCCGCGCTTCAAGTCCGAGCTTATCAACCCGCGCAAGGGCACGCCGACCAGCTATATCGCTAAATACATCAGCAAAAACATCGACGGGCGCGGGCTGGCTAAAGAAATCAGCAAGGAAACCGGCAGATCACTGCGTGATAGCGCCGAGCATGTCAGCGCCTGGGCGTCACTGCACCGTGTCCAGCAATTTCGTTTCTTTGGTATTCCGGGGCGTCAGGCATACCGCGAGCTGCGCTTGCTGGCTGGCCAGGCGGCGAGAGTGCAGGGCGAACGCAAAGCAGGTGCGCCGGTACTGGATAATCCACGTCTGGATGCGGTACTGGCGGCGGCTGATGCGGGCTGCTTTGCCACCTACATCATGAAGCAGGGCGGTGTGCTGGTTCCCCGTAAACATCACCTTGTCCGCACGGCATATGAACTTAACGACGAACCGAGCGCCTACGGCGATCACGGTATCCGTATCTATGGCATCTGGTCCCCGATTGCAGAGGGCAAGATTTGCACGCACGCGGTGAAGTGGAAAAAGGTTCGTAAGGCCGTTGACGTTCAGGAGGCGGCAGCCGACCAGGGCGCTTGCGCCCCTTGGACTCGTGGCAATAACTGTCCCCCTGTTGAAAATCTGAACAAATCAGGGGGGGATTTACCCGATATTAAAACCATGGATGAGAAGGAGCTGCAGGATTATCTCCACAACATGGGCCAGAAGGAACGGCGGGAGCTGACAGCCAGGTTAAGGCTGGTAAAACCGAAGCGGAAAAAAGCATATAAACAGAATATTTCGGATCAGCAGCGCCTGCAGCTTGAGGCAGAACTGAGTTCCAGAGGGTTCGATGGTAGCGAGTCAGAGATTGACCTGCTTCTACGCGGCGGCAGTATTCCGTCAGGTGCCGGGCTGCGTATTTTTTACCGCAACCACCGTTTGCAGGAAGATGACAAATGGCGTCAGTGGTACTGATGCCGCAGCTTTAACAATTCTTGCTCTTATTGATCCGCATCAGAGTGATCTAATTGACAGATAAAAAACGGTTTACATTCGCAAATTCCTACTATACTGTAATTATAAACAGTGGATATATATACAGTTGTTGTGTATCCGAGGTAGTGATAGGAGGGAAAATGCAGGATTATCTTTTGGAGTCATTGAAGCTCCAGCGCATTGATTTTTTTATCAAGCTTGTAGCGGCTAGTGAGTGCAGCGATGAAGAAAAGCGGCTGGCTATCCAGTGGGTGTCCGAACTGACCGACGAGCTGATGGCGAAAATCCGCAGCCATGAATACTGCCGGTCGATGGACGTGACCAGTTAAGGGGAATCTGTATGCGCATTGAAATACTGATCGATAAAGAGCAGAAGATTAGCCAGGCTACACTGGACGCCCTTGAATCCGAGCTTTACCGTAATTTGCGCCCTCTGTATCCCAAAACAGCAATTCGTATCCGTAAGGGCAGCGCCAACGGCGTTGAGCTGAGCGGGTTAAAACTGGATGAAGATAAAAAGCGAGTGATGGAAATAATGCAGCAGGTCTGGGAGGACGACAGCTGGTTACATTAGCGAACGTTGCGGACGATAAAACTGGTTTTTACCGTCCGCAAGGTTGAACAACGAGCCACGCGAGGCGTTAGTGCTGTTGTGCATGACTATGCCGCATGAAATCGCATGATCGTTTGAGGATCGTTTTTGCTGAGGCCCGCCAGAACTGGCGGGCTTTTGCTTATGTCATGCAGGTGCATGAAAACCACTACACAAAGCGGGCAGGCGTGGCGGGGATACGAGCGCGCGCAACGGGGTGAAATGGTGAAAATCCGGCGCAATCTCCGGCACGCTGGCGGCTTCAATTGGTGAGGGTGAGGGAGCGGCAGCAAAAAAGAAGCGCCCCGCAGAATGCTGCTGGGGCGCTGTGAGGGGTAGTCTTGTTGTCGTGGTGCGGTGGGTCAGTCGTTGCGCTTGTCTTCTGTCAGTCCCAGCGTGTACGGCTCAAAGCGGATCACTTCTTCTCCAAGCCAGTCGTTAAGCTCCTGCAGTCGCTTCTGCAGCGGCATCAGCTCGTTGCGGACAAAGACGCGGCTGGCCTTTTCCACATCACCAAAGCCGCCGGTATTGTTGGGAATAATGCCCATCATCTGCGGCGGTACGCGGTGCGCTGCCATCATGTCATCACGGCTTACGTTCTTGATGTTCAGAAACTCATCTTTCGCCGCAACCTCTGATAACGGGATGATCTGGATGCCGTCCTTTTTGCCGTTGGGCGAATACATAAACAGGTTGCGGAAGTTGCCCGGCCCTTTGGCGCTTTTCATTGCCTGGCGGATATTGTTCACGTCCTCCTGGTTCTGTGCTGCGTCGGTCATGTACATGATGAAGCCTGCATGGCTGCCGTTGATGTAATACTTCCGGCGGAACAGCGTTGCGGACTCGTTGAGCAGGGTTGACGGGATGGCGGAGAGATAGCCGGGCAGCCCGTAAATCTCCTGGTTAATATCCGGCTCCAGCAGATGAAAGATATTGCCCTGCGTAAATTCATAGGGCTGCGTGGTCAGGCCATACTGCACAAACCAGTAGGTGTCGAGGTCCACGCCTCGCCGTGTGTACTTCGCCAGCGCTGGCTCCAGTGAGAGAACGCCGCCGAGCCGGTTGGTGCGCTTTTCCAGATAGGCGTTACCGAACACCAGATAATCCTGGACGAAACGGGCAAAAGCCTGCTGGCTGAGCAGGCGGTGCGGGATGTAGGTACTGCTGAGAATGTCACGCTTAACGGCAATCGGTGAGCTGTGATGCACGGCGGCGCGATAGGTTCGCGCCAGTCCGTCAAAGCTCACCGGCGGCTCATACCAGCGGTCCATCTGCACGCATTCCACGTAGTCCAGCAATTCGCGTCGGTCTAACACCGGCACCGGGTCGCCAAAGCTGAACGCCTCCGCTGCAGCGCCGCCTGATTGTGCATTGTGATCTACCGCTGCGCGGTTATTCTTGTTTTTACGTTTGCTCATGCCGCCTGCTCCTTGTCAGCCTGAGGCCATTCGCACATAAACAGCATTTTCCAGTCCTCTGCTGATAATTCTTTTTTCATGTCATTCAGCCATTCATCATCAAAGAGCGCGGCTCCGGTTGCGAGCGTTGCCCCGGATGCTGCAGCGTCATCAGCGGTAAAGGTCATGCTGGTTGTGCTGTTGCGGGAAATCAGCTTCTTGTATTCCCGCCATGCTTCCGGGCTGGGGCTTGGGGTGGTGTAGTAGGTAGCGTGATAGCGCGCGTGCATGGACAGGCTTTTGGCGAGCGCAATCATATTTTTCGGGGAGTCCGCCCAGGCATACTCTGACACGTAGACGTTTCCATGGAGCGCGGCGGCGAGGCTTTCCGGCCCGATAAAATAAATGACCGCACCGTTTGGTAGTTCCAGATGCTCTTTACCTGATTTTATTTTCCCAAGGTGTGTCCAGGCTGCGGCCTCACTTAAAAAAGCTGACATATAAGTTTTGACGGTAAGGGCAGATGCCGGGGTGCAGCCCAGAAAAATCTGGTTGCGTCCGGTATGCAGTGCATCGTTCAGTGCTTCGTAGGCGAAAAAGAAATCCGCGCCAGCCTGACGCATTTTTGTAAGCACACGGTTTCTGCTGCGTGCGCCGCTGTTCCATTCATGCTGGTAAGCAAAGAAAGGGCGATCTACAGGCAGGCTGGCGGTGGTCATGAGGTTAGTTGGGGTTGAGTGCATCAGAAAATCTCCACAATGTTGCTGGTATTGGCGGCTTCGCCCTGCAGCGGTTCGTTAAACAGTGCGTGCATCGTTGCCCAGGCCAAATCGGCGTGGCTGGCTTCTTCGCTGCGGCTGGCTTCGTAAGTGGGACGGTTTCCGCTGGCGGTAGTGGCGCGGCGGATAGCCATAAAGGATTGCGCAATGTCGGTGTGTCCTGCGTCAAACTCCAGACGGCGGTGGCTGATAATGTCGTATGCCTTGAGCACAAGGGCGTTTTTGACGTTGGGGTTGTAGACAAACTCCCGCACGGCAGGAAAGAACGCTTTCACGTTCTCGTAGACACCGTGACCGACGCCGGTCGAGTCGATACCGATATAGGTCACGTTGTACTGCTGCGTCAGCTTTTTGATAGCGTCAGCCTGGGCGCGGAAGTCCATCCCGCGCCACTGGTGCCGCTCAAGAATGCGGAACTTGCCGCCCGGTACGGTTGGCGGTGCCACCACCACGCACCCGGCGCTGTCACCGTTCTGCGTGCCTTTCGCCGGGTCGTATCCGATCCAGACTTCGCGCCAGCCAAACGGGCGCAGCGCCAGCGCCTGAAAATCTGCCCACACTTCCCAGCTGTCCACCATGCACGCCTGCAGCTCGCTGAGAGGGAATACTGACGCCAGATCGTCAATAAATTCGCACATCAGCAGGTTCTGGTATTCGTCCGGGCTGTACTCCATGCGCAGCTGGTCAAGGTCGAACAGATTACAGCCACCGCGCACCGCATCCTCCACGGTGACGATCTGGCGATACTGTCCGTCCGGACAGAGCACGCCGCGCGCAAGGTTGCTGTGGGTCAGGTCAATATCCACCTTGTCCGCTTTGGCGCGGCCCCGGTTGAACAGCGCGCCGGACCAGAACGGATAGGCGCTGTGGGTCAGGCTGGACGGCGTGGAGAAGTAGGTTTGTCGCCATTTCTTGTGAATGGCCATGCCGGAGGCAACCTTGCGCAGCTCCTGGAATTTCGGTATCCAGAAATATTCATCAAGGTACAGGTTGCCGTGGTAGCTCTGCGCTGTGCGGGCGTTGGTGCCGAGGAAGTACAGGCACGCGCCGTTGCTGAGCGTCATCGGGTCGCCTTTCAGCTCAACATCCACCTCTTTTGCAAAGTCGATGATGTACTGCTTAAAAACGTGCGCCTGCGCCTTACTGGCTGAGAGAAAAATTTGGTTGCGCCCCGTGGTGATTGCGTCAATCAGCGCTTCGCGAGCAAAAAAGTATGTTGCCCCGATCTGGCGTGATTTAAGCAGGTTGCGAATGCGGTGTTTTACGCCTGCCTGCCACCAGTGGCGCTGATATTCAAACATGCCGTTGCGGAAGATTTCCTCCAGCTTTTCGGTCTGTTCATCGGTAAAAACGTTCTTTTCTGGCTGCCTGCGCTGGCCTTTGTTACGGTTGGCGACGTTCGGGTTTAAGTCAGCTTCGTTCCCGCCATCGTTAAATTTACCGATCCGGGCGTGGCGCTCTGACTGGCGCGCCAGCAGGTCAATTTCCTTGAAGTCTTTCCCTTCCTTCTGCTCCTTCATGATGAGCTGGCAGTAACGTGCGGCGGTGGTGAGCTGCATCTGATCCAGCGGCCCATAGTCGCCCCATTTGTCGCGCTTCTTCCAGCTGTGAACGGTTGCAACTTTCTCGCCCAGCATTTCAGCAATGCGGGCTACGCGGTATCCCTGAAAGTACAGCAGCATGGCCTGCCGACGGGGATCGAGGTCTGCGGGGGTCAGTGTCATGTTCATGGCCCAAACATACGGCCTTGCCTGACGGCTTTCCCCGGCTGCGGTTTGTGTGGTTTACCGTACAAGTGCCGCGCGTTGTTTCACTCCCCCCATCACCGCAAACATAAGGCTCCAGTAAGTTATTTCTAACGGAGCACGGCTCATGACAGTGAAAGCAAAGCGTTTCCGTATTGGGGTGGAAGGTGCCACCACTGACGGGCGCGAAATCCAGCGTGAATGGCTGGTACAGATGGCTGCCAGCTACAACCCGACGGTCTATACCGCGCTGATTAACCTTGAGCACATCAAGTCTTATCTGCCGGACAGCACCTTTAACCGCTACGGCAGGGTGACGGGGCTGGTTGCAGAAGAAATCAAGGACGGGCCGCTGGCGGGCAAGATGGCGCTTTATGCCGATATCGAACCCACGGACGCCCTGGTGGAACTGGTGAAAAAGGGCCAGAAGCTTTTCACCTCCATGGAGGTCAGCACAAAGTTTGCCGACACCGGCAAAGCCTACCTTGTGGGGCTGGGTGCGACGGACGATCCGGCGAGCCTTGGCACCGAAATGCTGGCATTCAGCGCCAGCGCCGCGCATAACCCGCTGGCGAACCGTAAGCAGAACCCTGAAAACCTGTTTTCGGAAGCGGTTGAAACGCTGATCGAACTGGAAGAAGCCCAGGACGAAAAGCCGTCCCTCTTTGCCCGCGTCACCGCGCTGTTCACCAAAAAAGAGCAGACCGATGAGGCGCGTTTCTCCGACGTGCATAAAGCCGTGGAACTGGTCGCCACCGAGCAGCAGAACCTGAGCGAACGCACTGATAAATCCCTGTCCGAACAGGACAAACGCCTTTCTGAGCTCGAGTCTTCCCTGCAGGAGCAGCAGGCCGCCTTTGCCGAGCTTGAGAAAAAGCTGAGCAGCGAAGACAGCCGTAAAGACTACCGCCAGCGCGCGCCGGGCGGTGACGCACCGGCAGGCACCCTGACCAATTGCTGATGGAGCATAAAACCCGATGAAAAAGAAAACCCGCTTTGCCTTTAACGCTTACCTGCAGCAGCTGGCGCGCCTGAACGGTGTGGAGATTGAAGAACTCTCCAGTAAGTTCACCGTAGAGCCGTCCGTGCAGCAGACGCTGGAAGACCAGATCCAGCAGTCCGCCGCTTTCCTGACGCTGATTAACATCACTCCGGTCACTGAGCAGTCCGGTCAGTTGCTGGGGCTGGGCGTTGGCAGCACCATTGCCGGAACCACCGATACCACCACCAAAGAGCGCGAGCCTACCGATCCGACGCTGATGGAAGACGTGGAATACAAATGCGAGCAGACCAACTTTGATACGGTGCTGACCTACGCAAAACTGGACCTGTGGGCGAAATTCCAGGACTTCCAGGTGCGTATCCGCAACGCCATCGTCAAGCGTCAGGCGCTGGACCGCATCATGATCGGCTTTAACGGCGTGAAGCGCGCCAAAACGTCCAATCGTGCTGAAAACCCGCTGCTGCAGGACGTCAATAAAGGCTGGCTGCAGAAAATCCGCGAAGACGCGCCGGATCACGTCATGGGCAGCACCACGAAAGACGGTGCAACGACTGCAGGCGCAGTCAAGGTGGGCAAGGGCGGCGACTATGCCAACCTGGACGCCGTGGTGATGGATGCCGTCAACGAGCTGATCGACGCGGTTTATCAGGATGATGACGAACTGGTTGTTGTCTGTGGTCGTGAATTGCTTTCTGACAAGTATTTCCCGCTGGTCAACAAAGAGCAGGACAACAGCGAGAAAATCGCCGCCGATCTGATCATCAGCCAGAAACGCATGGGCGGCCTGCAGGCTGTGCGTGCGCCTTTCTTCCCGGCAAATGCCCTGCTGATCACCCGTCTGGATAACCTGTCCATCTACTGGCAGGAAGATACCCGCCGCCGTTCTGTTATCGACAACCCGAAACGTGACCGGATTGAAAACTTTGAATCCGTCAACGAGGCGTATGTGGTCGAGGACTACCGCTGCGCGGCGCTGGTAGAAAACATCGAAATCGGTGATTTCAGCGCGCCTGCCGCACCGGAAGGTGGGGAATAACGCATGAGCCTGAGTCCCGCACGGCAGCACCGCCTGCGCATTCAGGCCGAACAGGCCGCCCGTGAGGGCGGCAGTGTTCGCCATGCGTCGGGCTATGACCTGATGCTGCTGCAGCTGGCAGAAGACCGCCGCCGCCTCAAGGGCGTCCAGTCCACGGTGAAAAAGGCGGAAATCAAGGTGGAGCTGCTGCCGAAATATTCCGCCTGGGCGGAGGGCGTGCTGGCTGCCGGAGGTGCGCAGCAGGATGACGTGCTGATGTACGTGATGCTGTGGCGTATCGACGCCGGTGATTATGCCGGTGCGCTGGAGATCGGGCGTCATGCGCTGCGCCATGGCTGGGTGATGCCGCTGGGCAACCGTAACGTGCAGACCGTGCTGGCAGAAGAAATGGCAGACGCGGCGCAAAGCGCTCTGCTAGCCGCAGCCGGTTTTGATGCCGATCTGCTTTTGCAGACGCTGGACCTGACAACCGATCTGGATATGCCGGACCAGTCGCGGGCGCGTCTGCATAAAGCCATCGGCGCTGTACTGAGCGAAAGCAACCCGGCATCAGCTTTGAATCACCTTACCCATGCGCTGCAGCTCGATCCCCGCTGTGGCGTTAAAAAAGAAAAGCAGCAGCTGGAGCGCAGACTGCGCAATGACAGCCGCTAAAGAACGTGCCCCGCGCACGGGCGGCACGGGGTGGCGAAAGGCACTGCCACATCAAAACTCCGTCCACCGCCCACTTATTCAGGAGAAAGCCGCATGAAGTTTGTTGCGCCCGAACAGGCACCGGAACAGGCGGAGGTCATCAAAAATACGCCGTTCTGGCCTGATGTGGACCTGTCGGAATTTCGCAGTGTGATGCGCACTGATGGCACGGTGACGCAGCCGCGTTTAAAGCAGGTCGTGCTGACGGCAATTTCTGAGGTTAACGCTGAGCTGTTCGACTTCCGCAACCGTCAGCAGATGCTGGGCTGGCGGACACTTGCTGAGGTTCCCGCAGAAATGCTGGACGGCAAAAGCGAGCGTATCCAGCACTACCACAACGCCGTTTTTTGCTGGGCGCGCGCCGTGCTCAATGAGCGTTATCAGGACTATGACGCAACGTCGTCAGGCGTGAAGCGAGGGGAGGAGCTGGCGGAGGCCAGCGGCGATCTGTGGCGTGATGCCCGCTGGGCCATTAGCCGGGTGCAGGATGCACCGCACTGTACGGTGGAGCTTATCTGATGAAAGTGCGTGCGCATCAGTATGACACGGTGGACGCGCTTTGCTGGCGTCATTACGGGCGCACGCAGGGTGTCACTGAGCAGGTTCTGCAGGCAAATCCGGGGCTGGCTGAGTACGGCCCATTTTTACCGCACGGGCTGCAGGTGGAGCTGCCGGACATTACGGCGTCAACCACGGCGCAGACCGTCCAGCTATGGGACTGAATTATGACGCTTGAACGAATCAGCGCCTTTATCACTTACTGCATTGCCGTGCTGCTGGCATGGCTGGGCGATTTGTCGCTCAAGGATGCGTCAACGGTTGGCGGCGTACTGATTGGTGTGCTGATGCTGGCTATCAACTGGTACTACAAACACCAGTCTTTCAAATTGTTACGTGGCGGCAAAATTTCGCGGGGGGAATATGAATCCTTCAATCGTTAAGCGCTGCCTTGTCGGGGCGGTGCTGGCTATCGCCGCCACGCTGCCCGGTTTCCAGTCGCTTCATACTTCCGTTGAGGGGCTGAAACTGATCGCCGATTACGAGGGATGCCGCCTGCAGCCTTATCAGTGCAGCGCGGGCGTGTGGACTGACGGGATCGGCAATACGTCCGGTGTGGTGCCGGGAAAAACCATCACGGAGCGGCAGGCGGCGCAGGGACTTATCACCAACGTGCTGCGCGTGGAGCGGGCGCTGGATAAATGTGTGGTGCAGCCGATGCCGCAAAAGGTCTATGACGCGGTGGTGTCGTTTGCTTTCAACGTGGGCACTGGCAATGCCTGCAGCTCCACGCTGGTTAAGTTACTGAACCAGCGGCGCTGGGCGGATGCCTGCCATCAGTTGCCGCGCTGGGTATATGTCAAAGGTGTGTTTAATCAGGGGCTGGACAACCGCCGCGCGCGGGAAATGGCCTGGTGCTTAAAAGGAGTATAGCGAAATGAAATGGTTAAAAAGTTACTGGCTGCCGCTTTCGGTTCTGGCGCTTCTTATGATGGTTGATGTGATTTTTCCTGCATCTTATGCGGCTTTTCCGCTGGCGCTGATCATCTGGTTTGAGTATGCCGCATTTTCACTGGTCTGCTTTGTAGGGCTTTATTCCTGCACGCTGACGGGGAGTGACCGGCTGCAGGTGAGACATTTTCTGGGGAGGGGGCTGGAGTTGTTGGACAGAATTCCCCTCACCTGGTATCAGCGTCTGGTTATTGCTTTTGTTATGTTGCTGGCCGGGTGGAAGCTCACGGGGATGTTTTACGTTTTTACTGTTGGCCTGATCTTAATAATCAAAGATGAGCTAAAGGCGTTGCGGGTATGAATCGCGCGCTGGCGGTCGTGCTGGCGCTTGCACTTGCGGCGCTGTGCTGGCAGTCGTGGCAGCTAAACAATGCCAGCCACACCGTAGAAACGCAGGGTGCGGCGCTGAAAAGCAAAACGCAGGAGCTGACGAAGAAAAACAGCCAGCTGATCGGCCTGTCCATTCTGACCGAAACCAACAGCCGGGAGCAGATGCGGCTTTATGCGGCAGCGGAAAAGACCACCGCACTACTGCGCAGCCGCCAGCACCGGATCGAGGAACTGAAACGTGAAAACGAGGATTTACGCCGCTGGGCTGATACTCCTTTGCCTGCTGACATTATCCGGCTGCGGGAGCGTCCGGCCCTCGCCGGAGGTGCAGCTTACCGTGAGTGGCTGTCCCAGAGTGACGCAGTGCCGCCTGGAAAGGTCAGCGCCGCGCAGTAACGGCGATCTGAATGCGGTGCTGGATGAAACCGAGGCCGCCTGGGCGGTCTGTGCTGACAAAGTGGACACGATTATTGCGTGTCAGGAGCGAGACAGTGAACAAACCGCAGTCCTTACGCAGCGCTCTGAATAAAGCGGTTGCCTATGTCCGGGACAACCCGGACAAGCTGCACCTTTTCGTTGATAACGGCTCACTGGTGGCAACAGGAGCCAGCTCCATGTCATGGGAATACCGCTACACCCTGAACGTGGTGATCGAGGATTTCAGCGGCGACCAGAATCTGCTGATGGCCCCAGTCCTGCTGTGGCTCAGTACCAGCCAGCCGGACGCCATCAACAACCCGGAACTGCGCGAAAAACTGTTCACCTTTGAAGTGGATATTCTGCGCAACGATGTGTGCGATATCAGCATAAACCTGCAACTGACTGAGCGTGTGCTGGTCAACACTGACGGCAGCGTGTCGAGCGTTGAAGCGGTGCCGGAGCCGGACGAACCCGAAGAAATGTGGACGGTGAAACGTGGATGAGCTGCAGAGGGTGGATGACTGGCTGACGGCGCTGCTGGCAAATCTGGAGCCTGCCGCACGCAACCGTATGATGCGGCAACTGGCGCAACAGCTGCGCCGGACACAGCAGCAGAACATCAGGCTGCAGCGTAATCCTGACGGCAGCGGTTATGAGCCGCGCCGGGTGACAGCCCGCAGCAAGAAGGGGCGCATCAAACGCCAGATGTTTGCAAAGCTTCGCACCACAAAATACCTGAAAACAGCCGCCAGTGCGGACTCCGCCAGCGTGCAGTTTGATGGCAAGGTGCAGCGCATTGCCCGTGTTCACCATTACGGCCTGCGGGATCGCGTCAGCCGAAAAGGCCCGGAGGTCCGCTACGCAGAGCGCCGCCTTTTGGGCGTGAATGATGAGGTGGAAACCATCACCCGTGACACTCTGCTGCGCTGGCTGGCGGGGTGATCTTTGTGCCACCGCTGGCACAAGCGCCCGCGCTGCCTCCCTTTTCCCTCTGATGGCAACCTTTCGTTATGAATGCACAACTGACCGAAATAATGCGCCTTATCACCAACCTGATCCGCACCGGCACCGTGACCGAAGTGGACCGGGAAAACTGGCTGTGCCGGGTGAGAGTGGGCGAGCTTGAAACCAACTGGATTAACTGGCTGACGCTGCGTGCCGGTGGTGCCCGTACATGGTGGTGCCCGTCGCCGGATGAGCAGGTGGTGGTGCTGAGCATGGGCGGCAATCTGGAAACTGCTTTTGCGTTGCCTGCCATCTACTCCAATCAGTTTGCACCGCCGTCGGACTCCGTGGACGGTTGCGTGACGGAGTACCCGGACGGGGGCTGGTTTGAGTATGAACCCGCCACCGGGCGGTGGCATGTCCGGGGTATCAAATCCATGGTGATCGAGGCGGCGGACAATATCACCCTCAAAACCGGTGAGTTTGTGGTGGAGGCTGATACCACGCGCATTAACAGCGGGGTGGTGATCAATGGCAGCGTCACCCAGGGCGGCGGCGCGATGAGTTCCAACGGGATCGTGGTGGATAAACACGGTCACACCGGCGTGAAGTCAGGCGGCGATACGTCAGGAGGCCCGGTATGACGCTGTATATCGGCATGAGCCAGGACAACGGCAAGGCCATTACCGATACGGACCATCTGCGCCAGTCAGTGCGGGATATTCTGCTGACTCCCCAGGGCAGCCGGATCGCTCGCCGGGAATATGGTTCCCTGCTGTCCGCCCTGATTGACCAGCCGCAGAACCCGGCGCTACGCCTGCAGGTCATGTCTGCGGTCTATGTGGCCCTGAGTCGATGGGAGCCACGGCTTACGCTGGATTCCATCACCATCAGCAGCAATTTTGACGGCTCCATGGTGGTTGAGCTTACCGGGCAGCGCAATAACGGCGAGCCGGTTTCCCTTTCCGTATCAACAGGAGCAGACAATGGCAGTGATTGACCTTTCCCAGCTGCCCGCGCCGCAGATAGTGGACGTGCCGGATTTTGAAACGCTGCTGGCTGAGCGCAAGGCCGCGTTTGTGGCCCTTTATCCGGCTGATGAGCAGGACGCGGTGCGGCGCACGCTGGCGCTGGAATCTGAACCCGTCACCAAGCTGCTGCAGGAAAGCACCTACCGTGAAATCCTTTTGCGCCAGCGTATTAACGAGGCCGCGCAGGCGGTCATGGTGGCGTATGCCATCGGCGGCGATCTCGATCAGCTGGCAGCCAACTACAACGTGAAACGCCTGACGGTAACGCCTGCCGACAACGACGCGGTGCCGCCGGTTGCTGCCGTCATGGAAAGCGATGATGCGCTGCGCCTGCGTGTTCCGGCTGCGTTTGAGGGATTGTCCGTTGCGGGGCCGACGGCGGCCTATGAGTTTCACGCCAAAAGCGCGGACGGGCGCGTGGCTGATGCTAGCGCAACCAGCCCGGCACCGGCGGAGGTGGTGCTTACCGTACTGAGTCGTGAGGGTGACGGTACGGCAGAGGCTGATCTGCTGGCGGTGGTGGAGCAGGCGCTTAACAGCGAGAACGTGCGTCCGGTGGCAGACCGACTGACGGTGCGCAGCGCCGAAATAATCCCGTACAGCGTGGATGCAACGATTTTTCTTTATCCGGGGCCGGAAGCTGAGCCGGTGATGGCGGCGGCAAAAGCCAGCCTGCAAAAGTACATCGCCAGTCAGACGCGGCTGGGCCGTGATATCCGTCGCAGCGCGATTTATGCCGCGCTGCACGTTGAGGGCGTCCAGCGTGTGGAGCTGGCCTCCCCGCTGGCAGATGTTGTGCTGGATAAGACGCAGGCGGCGTCCTGTACGGAATGGAGCGTGACCAACGGGGGCACGGATGAATAGCCTGCTGCCGCCCGGTTCATCGCCGCTTGAGCGCCGACTGGCGCAGACCTGCAGGGGTATTTCCGATCTGCAGGTGCCGCTGCGCGATTTGTGGAACCCGGCAACGTGTCCGGTCAGCTTTCTGCCGTATCTGGCGTGGGCTTTTTCCGTTGACCGCTGGGACGAAAGCTGGACGGAGAGCGTCAAGCGCCGGGTGGTGCAGGATGCTTTCTATATCCATCAGCATAAGGGAACAACCAGCGCCGTGCGGCGCGTGGTGGAGCCGTTTGGCTTTCTGATCCGCATCATTGAGTGGTGGCAGACCGACGAGGCGCCGGGAACATTCCGCCTGGACATTGGTGTGCAGGATCAGGGCATCACGGAAGAAACCTATCTGGAGCTGGAGCGCCTGATCGGTGACGCCAAACCCTGCAGCCGCCATCTGATCGGCATGTCCATCAATCTACAGACCAGCGGTCCCTATTTTGTGGGGGCAGCTACCTACACCGGCGAAGAAATCACGATCTACCCGTATATCAACGAAACCATTATTTCCGGCGGCACCGCTTACGAGGGCGGGGCGGTCCATGTTATTGACACAATGAGAGTGAATCCATGAGCGCAAAATTTTATACCTTGCTGACGGATATTGGCGCGGCGAAACTGGCAAGCGCCGCCGCGCTCGGTGTGCCGTTGAAAATTACCCAGATGGCGGTGGGCGACGGTGGTGGAGTGTTGCCAACGCCCAGCGCGCAGCAGACAGCGCTGGTTGCTGAAAAGCGCCGTGCGGCATTGAATATGCTGTATATCGATCCGCAGAACAGCAGCCAGATTATTGCTGAGCAGGTGATCCCCGAAACTGAGGGCGGTTGGTGGATTCGTGAGGTCGGTCTTTTTGATGAAACCGGCGCACTGATTGCCGTCGGTAACTGCCCTGAGAGCTACAAGCCGCAGCTGGCGGAGGGGAGCGGGCGCACGCAGACCGTGCGCATGGTGCTGATTACCAGCAGTACCGATAATATCACCCTGAAAATTGACCCGGCAGTGGTGTTGGCAACCCGCAAATATGTGGATGACAAGGTACTGGAGCTAAAGGTGTATGTGGATGACCTTATGGCAAAGCATATCGCCGCTAACGATCCCCATACGCAGTACGCGCCGAAAGAAAGCCCGACGCTGACAGGCACGCCAAAAGCGCCCACTGCGCCAGCCGGAACCAATACCACGCAGATTGCCAGCACAGCGTTTGTGCAGGCTGTGGTCACTGCGCTAAATAACGCACTGGCGCTTAAGGCCCCACTGGCAAGTCCGGCTCTGACCGGAACGCCAACGGCACCCACTGCTGCGCAGACAGTCAACAATACGCAGATTGCCACCACTGCATTTGTGAAATCAGCTATTGCGGCACTGGTGGCGTCATCACCGGCTGCGCTGGACACGCTAAATGAACTGGCAGCAGCACTGGGGAACGATCCGAATTTTGCCACCACCATGACAAATGCGCTGGCAGGCAAGCAGCCACTTGATAGCACGCTGACCACTTTGTCTGGAAAGACCGCCGCGGGGATTATCGAATATCTTGGTTTAGTAAATTCTTCAGGGATGGTTGGTCGACTCGTCAGTATTAAGAAATTCACCACGAGTGGAACATATACACCAACAGCAGGTACGAGGTTTGTTAAGGTCAGACTCGTTGGTGCAGGTGGTGCAGGTGGTGGCGCTGCCGCCTCTACCGTTTCAGGCTATTTAGCAGCCGGGCGCGGAGGCGGAGGTGGCAGTTATGGTGAAACGACATTGATTGATGTCACCTCAGTCTTATCTGTCGCGGTTATCGTAGGGAGTGCTGGAGTTGGCTCTGCCGGAAGTTCAGGAACAGCCGGAGGTTCGTCCTCATTTGGTAGTTATATCACAGCGCCAGGCGGTGATGGTGGTGGTATGGGGGCGTCAGGACCAGCTAACAACAGCCTTGTATCTGATTTGGGCAACTCAGGAAAAGAATGCACAGGAACCGATATTTTTATTTCAATTCCCGGAGAGGGGGGCGGCGGACAGATGTCTTTATCTACAGGGACAGCTAAAGGTGGTCATGGCGGTTCTTCAATTTTGGGAACTGGCGGTTCGGCTTATACCGCAAATCAACAGGGCGGTTATGGTTGGGGCTTTGGTGCCGGTGGTGCCGGATCTATTACTGTGTATGCACAGGGAACGTCAGCAACGGCAGGTGGACACGGTAGTAACGGAATTGTCATCATTGAGGAATATGCCTGATGCGAAACTATGCGTTAATCAAAAATGGTGTCGTTGAAAACGTTGTTATCTGGGATGAAAATGGAGATATTTTCGACGATTACACTGTGGTTAATTTAGAAGGACTAACAGCGGGTATTGGCTGGACTTATGACGGAGAGAAGTTTAGCGCGCCACCAGAGCCTGAACCTACTCACGATGAGCTTGTACAGAAAGCTGAAATCCTGAAGCAGGCATTAATCAGTGATGCCAATAATTATATTGATAGCAACCAGTGGCCTTCGAAACTGGCACTAGGACGCCTGTCGGATGCAGATGAGCAGTTATTTAATAAATGGCTTGATTATCTTGATGCGCTGGACGCGGTAGATATATCTGCCGCACCTGATGTGAACTGGCCCAGCCGCCCTGAAAAATGAATCCGCCCCGCGTTTGCGGGGATTTTTTTATCCCTTTCATTGTGTCATTCCCCATACATAGCCCGGCGCGTGCGCCGCGCGCCTATCAACCAGAACATAGGCGTACCCCCTGTAAACCGGAGAGACTGCCTTATGGCTCAGGATTACCATCACGGGGTGCGCGTTGTTGAAGTCAACGAGGGCACCCGATCCATTACCACGGTGAGCACCGCCATCGTGGGCATGGTCTGCACCGGCGATGATGCTGATGCGTCCATGTTTCCTCTCAATAAGCCGGTCCTGCTGACCGATGTGCTGACCGCCAGCGGTAAAGCGGGCGAGTCCGGCACGCTGGCCCGTTCGCTGGATGCGATTGCAGACCAGGCTAAACCCGTGACAGTCGTTGTGCGCGTCGCGCAGGGCGAAACCGAAGCGGAAACCACCTCCAACATTATTGGCGGCGTGACCGCTGACGGTAAAAAAACGGGTATGAAAGCGCTGCTTTCAGCGCAGTCACAGCTGGGCGTCAAGCCGCGCATCCTCGGTGTGCCGGGACACGATACGCAGGCGGTTGCTACTGAGCTGCTGAGCGTGGCGCAGAGTCTGCGCGGGTTTGCCTACCTGTCCGCCTACGGCTGTAAAACGGTGGAAGAAGCGATTGCCTACCGCGCAAATTTCAGCCAGCGCGAGGGGATGCTGATCTGGCCTGACTTCATCAACTTTGACACCGTGCTGAATGCAGATGCGACGGCTTACGCCTCCGCCCGTGCGCTCGGCCTGCGCGCCAAAATTGACGAGCAGACCGGCTGGCACAAAACCCTGTCCAACGTGGGCGTGAACGGCGTCACCGGCATTTCCGCCGATGTGTTCTGGGATCTGCAGGACCCGGCAACCGATGCGGGACTGCTCAACCAGAACGACGTCACGACGCTTATCCGCAAAGATGGCTTCCGCTTCTGGGGTTCCCGCTGCCTCAGTGACGATCCGCTGTTTGCCTTTGAGAACTACACCCGCACCGCGCAAGTTCTGGCTGACACCATCGCAGAAGCGCACATGTGGGCGGTGGATGGCGTGCTTAACCCGTCACTGGCCCGCGACATTATCGAAGGTATTCGCGCCAAACTGCGCAACCTGAAAACGCAGGGCTACATCATCGGCGCCGACTGCTGGCTGGATGAGTCCGTAAACAATAAAGACTCCCTGAAAGCCGGGAAGCTCACTATCGACTACGACTACACGCCGGTGCCGCCGCTTGAAAACCTGATGTTGCGCCAGCGCATCACCGATCAGTACCTGCTGGATTTCTCCAGCAAGGTCAGCGCGTAAGGGGACACCATGGCTTTACCACGTAAATTAAAACACCTGAACCTGTTCAACGACGGGAACAACTGGCAGGGGATCGTTGAGTCTCTGACCCTGCCGAAATTCACCCGCAAGTTTGAGAAGTATCGCGGCGGCGGTATGCCGGGCGCGGTGGATGTGGACATGGGGCTGGATGACGGCGCACTGGACACGGAATTTTCAATCGGCGGCACCGAACTGCTGTTATTCAAGCAGATGGGTAAAGCCACGGTTGACGGCATCCAGTTGCGTTTCACCGGTTCCATTCAGCGTGACGATACCGGCGAAGTACAGGCCGTTGAGCTGGTTGTGCGCGGGCGTCATAAAGAAGTGGATTCCGGCGAGTGGAAAACCGGCGAGAGCAGCACCACCAAGGTCAGCAGCACCAACAGCTACGCGAAGCTGACCATTAACGGCGAAGTGCTCTATGAGGTCGATCTGGTCAACATGGTAGAAATCGTTGATGGCGTGGACCTGATGGAAGAACACCGTAATGCCCTCGGCCTCTGATTAACCTTAACGGCGCGGTCAGCCGCGCCAGTATTTCATTAACAGGAAACGAACATGAGCGACAAACTGACTGAAAAGACCGTAAAACTGGATACTCCCATCATGCGCGGTAAAACTGAAATTACCGAAATTTTGCTGCGTAAGCCGCAGTCCGGCGCACTGCGTGGCACCCGTCTGCAGGCCATTATGGATATGGACGTGGGTGCGATGATGACCGTGATCCCGCGAATCTCCACCCCGACGCTGACCGCGCAGGAAATGGCAGAGCTGGACCCCGCCGATCTGACAGCAATGGCTGTAGAGGTGGTTACTTTTTTGTTGCCGAAGTCGGTGCTTGCCGATTTGCCGACAACCTGACGGTTGATGATCTGGTGGCAGACATTGCCACCATCTTTCACTGGTCGCCGTCCATCACTGACGTTATGCCGCTGACTGATGTGCTGGAGTGGCGGCATAAGGCAATTCAGCGAAGCGGGGCCAGCGATGAGTGATAATAACCTGCGACTGCAGGTAGTTCTGGGGGCGGTGGATAAGTTAACCCGCCCATTTAAAAATGCACAGGCTGGCTCTAAGGAGCTGGCATCAGCTATTCGACAAACCCGCGATCAGATTAAAAAGCTGAGTGATGCTGGAGGTCAGCTTAAATCTTTCGATCAGCTAACTCAAAGTGTTAGCCGTACTGGTGCCGAACTGCATCAGGCAAGGCTACGCGCTCAAATGATGACGCGCGAAATGTCATCTTTGGAATCCCCGACAAAAAAACAAACGCAGGCGCTTGAAGCTCAGTGGCGTGCTGTTTCACGTCTTGAACAAAAACAGCAACAGGAAACTCGCCAGATGGCGGCAGCAAGGGCTGAGCTTTATCGGCTGGGGTTATCTGCTGGGGGCGGAGCGCGTGAGACGGCACGGATTGCACGAGAAACTGAGCGGTATAACCGACAGTTGGCTGAGCAGGAGCGCAGGCTGCGTGAAGTTGGCGAGCGTCAGCGAAAGCTCAACGCCATCAAAGCCAAGGCTGAAAAGACCCGCGAGTTAAGGAACTCTCTGGCAGGTAATGGTGCAGGGGCGATGGCGGCTGGGGTAACTACTGGCATGACGTTGCTGGCTCCAGTAAAAGCCTATTCAGAATCAGAAAATGCAGCGAATCAGCTCGCCGGTTCAATGATGGGGCCGGGCGGAAAGGTAGCGCCTGAATTTGAAAAAATTAACCGGCTTGCAGTTGCTTTGGGCGATAAGCTGCCGGGAACAACAGCCGACTTTCAGAACATGATGACTATGCTACGCCGTCAGGGGATGTCGGCGCAGGTCATCCTGGGCGGCTTGGGAGAGTCAGCAGCTTATCTTGGCGTGCAGTTACAGATGGCTCCCACTGCAGCAGCTGAGTTTGCGGCTAAGTTACAAGATGCTACTCAGACCTCCGAAAAAGACATGATGAATCTGATGGACGTGATCCAGAAAGGATTCTACGCGGGGGTAGATTCAGGAAATATGCTGCAGGGGTTCTCAAAAATCAGCAGCGCGATGGATATTATTCATAAAAAGGGATTGGACGCGGCTAAGACATTTGCTCCTCTATTAGTTATGGCTGATCAGGCTGGTATGGCTGGAGAGTCAGCTGGTAATGCCTACCGAAAAGTATTTCAGTCCGTCATGAATACGGAAAAAGTGAAGGATGCTAATGATGAACTAAAAGGCACTGGCGTTAGGTTCGATTTTACTGATGGAAAGGGGGAGTTTGGCGGGCTGGAGAAAATGTACACGCAATTAGCTCAACTCCAAAAGCTTAATACTGAGAAAAGGTTAGCTACGTTAAAAGGTATTTTTGGGGACGATGCGGAAACGCTGCAGGTGCTAAATATTATGATTACCAAAGGCATCTCAGGGTATCGTGAAACGGCTTCAAAGCTACAAAATCAGGCTTCTCTGCGCGAGCGTGTTGATGCCTCATTAAATACTCTTGGTAATAAATGGGAAGCCGCTACAGGTTCCTTTACCAATGCTATGGCTAGTATCGGTGAAACAGTTGCCCCTGCATTAAAGAAGCTGGCTGACTGGTTGGGTGAACTGGCTTCACGTCTGGATGGTTTTGTTAAACGACACCCACAATTGACCTCTGCGCTGTTTAAGCTGGCAGCTGGCTTTGCCATTGTTGCCACCGCCGCTGGGGTTGTTTCACTGGCGCTGGCGTCCGTGTTAGGGCCGATGGCAGTAGTGCGAATGAGCGCAGGGGTGATGGGGCTAAAATTTTCATCTGCATTTGGTCTTATTGGGAAAGCAATCAGTTCTGTTGGCAAGTCAGTTATATGGCTGGGCCGATTGATGTTTGCAAATCCTATACTGGCTGTCATTGGGCTGATCGCCGCTGGTGCTATTTATATCTGGCAGAATTGGGACACGCTTGGGCCAAAGTTCAAGGCCATGTGGGATGCCGTATGTAATGCCACAGGTACGGCATGGGATTGGATTAAAGAAAAGGCCAGCGCCGCATGGGAGGGGATTAAATCACTGTTCTTTAATTATACCTTGCCGGGATTAATAGCTAAAAATTGGGATGCAATAAAATCTGGCGTTTCTGAGGCGTGGGCTAATATCAGGCAATCTATTAGTGATAAATGGAATTCGATCTTGGCTGATGTTGCCGCGCTTCCTGCGAAGTTTCAGGACATGGGGAGCGCCATTATTGACAGTATTCTTAATGGAATTAATGCCAAATGGGAGACACTAAAAAGCAAGCTTTCCTCAGTCACCGATTATCTGCCTGACTGGATGACCGGAAATAATAAAACACAAGGCAAAGCACAGGTGCAGGTGGTTGGTGGCGCAGCGGCTGCTGCGGTTCCGTTTGCAGGCATGTATGACAGCGGTGGCACGATCCCGCGTGGTCAGTTTGGCATCGTTGGGGAGAACGGCCCCGAAATAGTGAACGGTCCCGCAAATGTGACCAGCAGACGGCGCACTGCTGCGCTGGCTTCCGTCGTTGCAGGTGTCATGGGCGTAGCGGCAGCGCCTGCAGAGGCTGCTCCACTACATCCTTACAGTCTGCCTACTGTGGCATATAAACAAAGCCAGCCAGCGAAACCAGCCAGCGCGCCGCCTGTGATGCACTTTGAAACTCACGCGCCTATCACTATCTATGCTCAGCCAGGGCAAAGTGCTCAGGATATTGCCCGTGAAGTTGCCCGACAGCTTGACGAACGCGAGCGCAAGACCAGGGCTAAAGCACGCAGCAATTTCAGTGATCAAGGGGGATATGAATCATGATGATGGTACTGGGGTTATATGTCTTCATGCTGCGTACAGTGCCATATCAGGAGCTGCAGTATCAGCGAAGCTGGCGACACGCCGCCAACAGTCGGGTGAACCGGCGACCATCAACGCAGTTTCTTGGCCCGGATAATGACTCGCTGACGTTATCTGGCGTACTGCTGCCGGAAGTCACCGGGGGCAGGCTGTCATTGCTCGCGCTGGAGCAAATGGCAGAGCTGGGCAAAGCATGGCCTCTGATTGAGGGAAGCGGGACCATTTACGGCATGTTTGTGATCGAGAGCCTGAGTCAGACAAAAACAGAGTTTTTTGAAAGCGGAATGCCTCGCCGTATTGAGTTTACGCTGACCCTGAAAAGGGTTGATGAGTCGCTGTCTGATATGTTCGGCAGTCTCAGCGATCAGCTCAGTAACCTGCAGGACTCTGCAACGTCTGCGATAGGTAATATTAAAAATACGGTCGGAGGGTTGCTGCAGTGAATTTTAGCTCTGATCTTTTTGACCTGAACAGCAGAAGCCCGGCTTTCAGTATCACTATTGAAGGTAAGGACGTGACCACCGCGCTGGATGCGCGCCTGATGAGTCTGACGCTGACCGATAACCGGGGTTTTGAGGCTGACCAGCTTGATCTGGAGCTGGACGACGCCGACGGGCTGATCGCCATGCCGCGACGTGGGGCAGTGATTCAGCTAGCGCTGGGCTGGAAAGGCCAGCCGCTTTTCCCAAAAGGGGCATTTACGGTGGATGAGATTGAGCACAGCGGTGCTCCTGATCGTCTGACTATCCGTGCCCGTAGCGCTGATTTCCGTGAAACCCTCAACACCCGGCGCGAAAAGTCATGGCACCAGACAACCGTTGGCGATGTGGTAAAGGAAATCGCAGCACGGCATAACCTCAAAATGGCGTTGGGTAAAGACCTGACGGACAAGGCACTGGATCACATGGACCAGACCAATGAAAGCGATGCCAGTTTCCTGATGAAGCTGGCGCGCCAGTATGGGGCGATTGCGTCCGTTAAGGATGGAAACCTGCTGTTTATCAGGCAGGGGCAGGGAAGAACGGCGAGCGGAAAGCTGTTGCCGGTTATCACCATTCAACGTAAAGCCGGTGACGGTCATCGTTTTACCCTGGCTGATCGTGGTGCTTATACCGGTGTAATTGCCAGCTGGCTGCATACCCGCGAACCCAAGAAAAAAGAAACAACTAAGGTTAAGCGCCGCCGGAAGAAAACCACCGCGCCCAAAGAGCCGGAAGCAAAACAGGGTGATTATCTGGTGGGAACGGATGAAAACGTTCTGGTTCTTAATCGTACTTACGCAAACCGCAGCAATGCTGAGCGTGCGGCAAAAATGCAATGGGAGCGCCTGCAGCGTGGTGTTGCGTCTTTCTCCCTGCAGCTCGCTGAGGGCCGGGCAGATCTCTACACCGAAATGCCGGTAAAGGTGAGCGGCTTTAAGCAGCCTATCGACGATGCCGAATGGACCATTACAACTTTGACGCATACGGTCAGCCCAGATAATGGTTTTACTACCAGTCTGGAGCTTGAAGTAAAAATTGATGATTTAGAAATGGAATGATTTTGTTCACAAAATGGATTCGTGGTGTATCATTATGTGATTGCGAGGAATCGGTGGGGAGAGACGGATATGATGAATTGTCCGAAATGCGGACATGCTGCACATACTCGTAGTAGCTTTCGGGTGTCTGATAACACAAAAGAACGCTACTGCCAGTGCCAAAATATTAATTGTGGCACCACTTTTGTTACCCATGAAACCGTCGTGCGCTACATTGTTACCCCTGGACTTGTCGCTCATGCTCCGCCACACCCATTAAATAGTGGTCAGGGACACATGAATTTCTAA